TATTTAATAAATATATGCTGCTTCCAATTATGTCTGCAATGCGGTATGCTTGTCTCTGTGCCTTTTACACGATACCAGCCGCCGCGCATTTTCCAAACATCATATCCCACTCGTTGGCTTATTTTATCAATATCTTCTCTTTTCCACAACTTACCATTACTTTCTCTTTCTCTGCTTTGTTCCATTAGATGTTTGCAAAATGGTCTTGAAGTTGCTTTGTCTTTATCGCTAAATCCGTATATCCAATTGTAAGAATATCTTATTTCTTTTCTAATAACATCCTCGTTATTGTCATTATCATTCACTGCTTTAAGTCCTTTCGGCGTCAATCCTGATTCATCAATATATCCTCCATCTTTCAATAACNNNTGCAAATACTCTTTCACCAATTGCGGTGAAATGCCAACTATTCCTGATAAAAGACGAATATCTTTCATCAAAGATTTGTCTCTTAATAACCATTTAAGTATTTCTATTTCTATTTCACCAATCGCCTCTTTGAATTTAAGCAATATCCTTGCCTCGCTTTCTTTTGTAGGCGTTTCAACTAAATCATCCACTTGATGAAACTTAACCTCTTTCAAAACAGGTGTTTCTACTTCTTTCAACAACTCCACTGCCTTCATCTTTAATTGCTCAATGTCTTGTTTGTCCTCTGCTGAAAGTGGCGGATAACCTAATGATTGGCGTATTTCATCGATGGTCAATATACCCTTTAATTCACTAATATCTCGTGTGATTATATCGTTGTCTTTCACTTGAAACTTGCCAAATAATTTATACAAATGCTCGTCGATCTCTTGTCTTTTGGGCAATACGTAAGTTGTCTTAAATAAATTCCACGCATCTATCATTTCATTCCTTCCGCCTAATTGCCCTTCAACACGAACACCAAATAGCATAGGCGATGTTATGCGATGTGCAATAAATATCTCTTGTTGCACCGCATTATTCAAAGTATCAAATATAGCCCCAATATCTTGTTGGTCAATCTTTTCAACGCTTATCTTTTCATCAGGACGAACGAATGTATTAAGCAAAAAACCTCCTGCTTGCTCGTCTCCGCTAAATAGTGAAGCAATTTGTTCTTCAAGAAAATCTTTCTCTTCATTCGTCTGCTTTTTCGCAGGTATCGAAATAATGAAATTGGCTGAAAAGCCCCTACGAACACTATTATTCCAATAGTTAGAAATACGATAATCTAACTCAATATACTGCAATGCACCAATATAATCAGGCACAGGATAAACATTTGAGTATCCGATATTCTCTATCAAATATATTGAATACTTCTCTACCTCGTCTGCTTGATAAATAGGCAATTCAACATACTTGCAATTGATATTATTGCTATACTTAAATACTTCTCTTGAATTTACCCATCTATCTTTAACCGCTACTGCTACTTTGCTTTCATCGTTCTTTATCTTTCTTATATTTGAGTAATTGATATATTGAACATCTACTATTGCACCATTTAAATCTTTCTCAATCAAAATCGCACAACCGCCAAACACTAAATAATCTTTTATCATCTTCTTCCTTACATCATTAAACTTGAAATCTGTAATCCCCGCAATAGCAAGCAATTTGCCATCTATCAACGCTTGATGCTTGCTTGATGAATGATAAAGGTCTATCAAGTATTGAAAGAATTCATTTCTACTGCCATAATAAAGCACTTTGCCACTATCCTTGACAACAGGCGTGGCAACGCTTTGCATCTTTATTTGCTTTAATACCTCTTTCATTTATAGTAAATGTTAGTGTTTGTCTTATTATACATAGTATTAGTTGAAGTATTTACGCCGCATCTTGCAAGCTGATAAGCAACTAATTTATTATTACTATCATATACTTGCACTTCATACATCTGTTCTTTTAATTGAACGTCAGCAGGTTCGTTTATTTGAAACATCATAAAACGAAAAGGGCTCGCAGATAAGTTGGCAACATTATTTATAGTTTGAATAACATTGTCTGCGAGCCCTTTAAAAATAATAGTATATGGCAATGTGCTATTGTGATTTACATTGTTGCTAATAATGATGATGTTAGTGGTGTTCTTTTGTAATTGAAGCATTTCATTTGAATTAGTGTATTTATTTGTTATTGTTTATCAGATTAATTTAATCCATTATATTCTGCTTCTGATATTTCATAAATAGGGTGCGTGTCTTTATACTGTAATGTTACTTCGTAGCCATAGAAATCCCCAAACGCCGTGCCAGTCGTGGCTTGGGTAGTTGTCATATATGCACCTTTGTATAAGCCCATCAACAGATATTTACCCGCATTCGTCTTAATTGCAACTAATACATTATTCTTTGCAAGTGCTTGCAACTCTGCTGAATTAGCTGCTGATAAGTTTTCTAATTTAAATTTCAATTCATCTTGAAAAAACAAAGTAGCATTCTGTTCATTTACATTCGTCGTCTCAGTAAATGAAGCTGTCTCTGGTCTGAATTGATACTTATACCAACCTGTTTCACTACCAAGTGCAATTGTTACTTGATTTCCAGCACCAATAGTGAAATCGGCAGGATTTATAGGAAATGCTTTTATCTTTACTTCACTAATACCTCCTGCGTATTCTTTGCAGCCAAGTGTAAATCCTTGTGTAAGTGCGCAAGGCATATTTTTTTATTTTAATTTATTAGTTGTTTAATTGATTATGGTGTCAAGTGGAATTCACTCACCATATCATATTGTTTAACCCCAACACCAATGAAATACTTATATTCAATAACCAATCTATCTTGATACTCTGCGTAAAATAACGTCTATCAGTAAGTGATAAGTTATATGCTAATGTTAAGTTTCCTTTGTAAGTAGCATAAATACATTGATTCTTAGATGTTGGTTGTCCTGTTACTTTGTTTGAATTCAAGGCACTTGTAGGAACTACTAATACCTCTGAACCAGGATATGTAAATGGTCTTATCTTGCCATCTCCTTCTCTTTCTATATCAGCAGGATAGTGGAAATAATTAAGACTTCTCAAAGCAAGCATTAACTTTTTAACCACATCAGAAGGTACAAACATCACCAATTCCTTTCCGTCAATGGCTGGCAATTTATCTACAACATTGTCTAAAACACTAATAACATTAGATGTAGTTATTTGTTGTCCCATTGGCAAAGTGTTTTGATTTGCCGCAGGAACGTTTGTTTGAAGCAGCTTGATGAAACCATTAAATGCCTTGAAATCAGAAGGAAATGCAGCAACTCCTGTGTCTGACAACCACGCTTGTCGTGATTGCTTGATTGCTATTTTACGCAATGTTTCATCAAGAATACTATCTAATGCAGCAAACTCTTGTGGAAACTCACTATCCGTAGGCAACCATTGAGTTGCAAAGTATTGTTGTAAGTCGTGCAAGCAATACTCTAATCTTATTTTGAAAGGAGTAGATGAAATACTGAATTGTTTTACAGCAGTATCGCCTGTTGGCGTTGTGCTACAAGGCGATGTAGTAGCAGTAACATCAGTATCAATAATAGGCAATTTAGCCAATTGCCCTGATACATTCGTCACTTTGTCCATATAATCCATTGAGCCATCCAACTCAATTGGATAGTAGATGATATTTCCTTTTCTTTCCTCAATCCATTGTGTAAGTGTTGATAAATTGAAAGGCATTGTTTGATTGTTTTATTTTGTTAGTTGTTTATTTTATTTTTGTTTGATTGCTTGATTGCTTTAATGCTTGATTTATTCTTGCTTTAATAGATTCTAATTGTTCAAGTGTAAAACAATACACCAAATTCTCGTCATATTGCCCTGAAAGTGCCTGTATTTCAGCACTTTCAAACTTAACTAATACTTCTTTATCACTTTGATAAATTACTTGCATAAAAGTAAATTTTAATAGAATTTTTTGATTTTAATTGTTTCATTTGAAACTTCTTTCTTGATAGGATTATATTTGTTCCAAAGTGTCTCGTGCTGTTTGCTTAATTGCTCAAACTTCTCTTTAATATCTTTTACTTCATTTTTGATTGTTTCGTTTTCTTTTCTTAATTCGCTCATTTTAATTTCAATTGCTTTGTCAATTATTTTTACTGCACTCGCCATAGCCACTTCTTTCTCATAACCTTTTGCTTCATCTTTTGCAGGTGCTTCAATCTTTTGAACAGATTGCACAATGCCATCAACAATTGAAACTTTAAAAACACCGCTTTCGCCCGACACCTCAACATTGCCTGTGTATGTTTCATTCATTTCACCATTTACCTCTGCAATCACTTTGTCCCCTTCTTTTGGTTCTGCATTGGGAAATTGCAATATGATTGTGCCATCATTGTTTGCATAAGTAGAAAACCCCAACTTACGCATAATTGACAATGCTAATGTTTTAATCGCACTTAACCCTTGCTTTGCTTTGTTTTCAAGCACTTCAATAGTTTTATTCATAAAGTTTAATTTTTGCTACAAAAGTAAGATTTAAGTGGTGCGTTTATCAAGTAAATATTTTTATTTTTATCCACATTTTATTTTTTTCTATATCAAACACAATTTCTGTCATATTACTTTGGTTGTAACAGGTTGTAACATCAGTATTTT